TTATATTGGGTAGTTGGCCGTCAATACTTCAACCTTGCGCTTTAAATAGCCCGACTTGGCGTTTACGCTTACTTTCTGCTCAACACTCCACATGTGCCAGCCATGTTTTGCTGCATACTTATTTAAAAGCTTACCAGGATAGCTACTTAATAGAAACTTACCCTTAACCCTGCTTAGGGATTGGAGCAACCTTTCAAAGTCATCATCAGTGTACCCATCGTAATGGCCGCAATCGCTGCCAATGTATGGCGGGTCAACGTAATGGAAGCTAGTAGGGGTATCTCTGCTTTCTATAATGTAAATCGCATCGCTACATTCTAACTGTACATTTTGTAACCTTTCAGCTAATTCAAAGGTGAATCGGTCTTTCCTGGTCTGTAATAGTTTGCTGGTTCTATTTTCCTGCTTATCATAACCCCAGCTGCCATCCAGCATGGCGCTAAAGCTTTGAGCACTTAGTACCCATAATGCCCAGGCTCGTTTTACTTCGTCAAATAAATGAGGATTATTATACACCACACTGGCATCGCGGTGCAAGGCCCTGCTATGCAATGTAACTGAGATCATCTTTTCAACCTCAGTAAAACGAGTTTGAATTACCCTGTAAAAATTAATCAGCTCCTTATTGGTGTCGTTCAAAACTTCAACACTGGCCGGAGGCAAAGCAAAAAAGAATGCAGCGCCTCCGCAAAATGGCTCATTATACAGGGTATAACTCTCTGGCTTTTTTTCTAAAAGATAAGGCAACATGCGTTGTTTGCCTCCGTAGTAAGTAATGGGTGTCTTTAATTGTATTTTCATAACTGAGTTTTTTTGCTCATTTTTCTCAGTTATTGAATATTAAAAAAGTTGTTATATTCTTGTTTAACCCAAATAAATCTGTAAAAAGTTACTTAGATAGATTATTGAATTCTATTAAGCCTACCCAATTAGAGCCACTACCTATTTTTACATCCCACGAATTTTCCCTAAACACAAACCCACTGCGGGTAAATGTTGCGGTCTTCCATTGATCTGTATTTGTTAAGGTAATTGTTTGAATAGTTGTTTCAAGGCATCTCCCAGGTATCTTTACCGTAATACTGCCGGTTCCATCGTCAAAATAGCTAATCTTGAACTCTACATTATTTGTGCTGCCACTATTTAAATTATTAGACAAATTTACAAGCAGTGTTCCCCTCGCAGCCCATCGGCCAAGCATCGAACTATCGGGGCCAATTCTGGCACCTCCTTCAATGTTGCTGTATGGGTCTACCAAATTCATGTTCTTTTGATAACAAGGATATCCATCAACAGTAAAGTCATCATAATAACTATTTGCATCATCACCAGCTGGTGCATTCGCATTGCTTTTTACGAATCCTAATAACGGGAATTGAGTTCTTATGCCTAATACTCTATCCCAACTCACATATTTAGCGGTTACTTTCACACTTCGATAATCTCTATATTCAGCATTATAACTACTATCCTGCAATGTATATAGTCGTGTATTTAATGCCTTTGTAGAGTCACCAGGCGCCGCAATTGTCCCAAAAACAGTTTCCGGAAATCGTGTTTTATCATCAAATGCGGGCCTATCAGCAGGCATAATAAAACCATACTTACTAGAGTCGTTTGTGTATTTGTTGAAAAAGTTTATCAGGCGGGGATCTGCTGCTGACTGTGTTGAGGAGTGCACATTATTCATCCAGCCTTGAGGCAAATTTATCATTGATAGTCCACCAGTAAGGGCGCTGCACATCAGGGCAAATCCTTCCTTATTCTTATTTACAGCAGAATTTAGCATGTATCCCTGAACCTCACCACGACTGGTAGGGCTATTTCTTGTATAATAAGTATACTCGCAATCGAATCCGATATCGTGCGATAAAGTGCCTTCCTTAATCCAAACAAGCGGGAATCTATCTCTAACATAACTCAAATCGCTTCCATCGTTACCAGTGTTGATCATCAATCTAATTGATGGGTAAGATGATGTTGAAATAAAGGATACCAAACTATCCCATGCAGGATATTTCCATTCAAAAGTCCATCTGGCATCACCTATGGTATCAGCAGTATTATAAGGAACTCCCTTATACGGGCCTGTATCACCCGTGCTTCCTTCTGAAGATTGAAAATAAAGAACCTTATTTTTTATAGTTGAGGTATATGCTGCAATATGGTTAATAACCGAATCCTGGGTTTGATAATAATAGTTCTTATAGATGGAGCTAAAATAATCAGGGTAAGGGCCCTCGGGGCCAAATCCTCTATTTGTATAAAAAGTATCAATGTGCGTTCCGTCTAATAATTCAGCAGTAACATCGGGGCCATATTGAACTTGAATACCAACAAAGTAACCTAAAGTTGCAGCTCTTGACACTACGCTATCAAGTATTGGCCAATTAAATGCACCGGCCAATGTTGGCCTTAATTGATTTGATGTTATAGTGAAATGAATGCCTTTGATATCGTAATTGTTATATAGCGCAATGCCATTGGTAACATCTACATTGAGGTAGCCCCAGGCTCCGAATGTATCGCCTGTTAAATTTGGGGCAGATACAGGCGGCAAACTATAGCTACTAATTTTGTAATCCTTTGAAGACAATATAGCTACGCCTATAGTTGCTACTGTAATTGCTAAATATAAATTCCTGATTTTCATCTTGTATTTTTTTAGTTAGTGAAATAGAATATATCAATATGGGCTACCCTTGCATTTAGAGAAGCTGATGCAGCAGCCACTAATTCATATCCTGTTCCTGCTGCATTTTTTCTTATATAAACCTTGCAGTTATTAGCTACCGCGTTCGTATTTGTAGTGCTAAGGCCTCCTGTGCCATAACATAATATTGAGCTGACCGCTGTTAATTGAGATGGCTCTTTTGGTGCAGGCATATCAGATGGCAAGGGGCATACTACATTGGTATTTGTAACACCAGCAGTTGTATAAGTAAGATTTAGTTGAAGCGTTACTTTATTCCTAAGCCTATCCCAACTATAGGTATTTGCAATAGTTCCAGAAGGAGTTGTTCCATCCCATGTAGGCGTTTGGGTATATGTTTGATTATCTACACCATAAAATGAAACCTCTGTGTAATTAGCTGTAGATGAAGTATTGTTAACAGCAATTGAATTGGCGTTGCCATTCAATTGTGTAACCCCAATAGTTTTATTAGTTAGGGTATTGGAGCTGTTATCCGTTAAATAATCTGTACCTGGCGTTGCGTTACTAAAACCACCTGAACCGTTCCCCTTTAAAATAGATGTGCCGCTAGTAGAAGCACCGCTGGTAGGTGTAAATAATTCCCATGCTGTACCTGCGCCATTAATTCTAAGTTGTTGCAATGGCGTACCCGCACCAACTGCTAATCCAGTAGTAGGTGATATATTTATTAGGTTTCGTGCATCAAGTGCTTGAAAATAACCGCTACTATTTAGTTGAACTAACTGATTTGCGCCATTGAATGTATTTCCCTGAACGGTTGCATTTGCGATTTTAAACGTTAAATTGGAGGTACCCATACCGGTAGTATCAATTCTCCAGTAATTGCCGGTTGCCGTATAAAATCTAAAATAGCCGAGGTTATCAACATAGTAAGTACTGGTGCCCGCAGATGGCGTAGATGGCGTAGCACTCTTATGCACCATGGAAACATAGCCATTTATGGTGCCGCCTGTTAGGGGTAGGTAACTCGCAAGGTCTGTTGAGTAAGCAGGGCTAATCCAACTGCCCCATCCGGCATTATAAGTTCTAGCCCACATTTGCCCATTATTGTCTATCGCAAATTGGCTTACCCTGTTTGTTCCATCATGATAATTTAAATCTGATTGGGTATACATGTAAACAGTACCGCCTGTACTTATTCCAGGCTTGGTTCCTGTAGTTGAAACATTATACCTGTATACGCCTCCAAAAATGTTGATCGTGTCAAGATTGCCAATATTTTTAAGATTTAATATTTGATTTGACTTACTTCCATAAGTCATGAATTTACTTACTGGATCGTAAGTTGCATCCATAGCAATCCTTACATCCGGAGCCAATAACTTGTAACTTTTGTACCCATTGAAATAATAAAATTGTGTATCAATGTAATTATTAGCGGGTGCAATTAAATCTTGCTTTGTTAGCAACGCTGCACTCAAAGCGGCATTGTTTGCAGGCGTTCCGTCTATATCGTCAAAGCTAATTGGACAGTCGCTACTGCCAGTGGGTATAACATAAAAATATTTAACGCCTGCTTTTACTATATACAATGTATCGTTACTTATGTAACTATCGCTCACCAAAGTTTTATACCAGGTACTACCAACTCGTAAACTATCTCTGGCCACCATCCAATTGGTAATGGTTTGGGTTTTCGCCTGGGTAAATAATAAGATCGCTGCAATGGCAATTATTAATTTTCTCATTTGTATATCAATTTAAATTTGCACAAACTGGTTATGCCTGTTATGTAAATAGTAGTTTCAATTTTAAAATAGCGGTTAAGTACAATAGGTTGCGGATCTGCATAGCTTACCAATATTTCTACTTCACTAATTTCTGCACCACCATTTGTTGTACCTATATTAATTGTTACATCGGTACCGGCTTGTGGCACTATCAATACCATCGCCAACACACTATCTGCGGGAATTAATTTTTCAACATCAACAGCACTATTAAAGCTTGGGGCTACAGCACCTAATTGATTAAGTATATCTGTAAGGCCATCAATTTTGGCAATGGGAATTAAATCGTTCTTATTCCATTTGCTATCAATTAAATCCCAGAATTGCGCCTGAGTTGGACGGTCTAACCTTTCAAACCATGCTTTTAAAGTATTATCTGATTGTATTGGCATTGTTAATCCATGTTATGGTGTACAAGTGAGTGACACAACCTGGCTTAATGCCTGGCCAGCTGCCCACTAATTATATTCTTTCAAGCGCCAGTAATACCCTGTAAGGGTTTCTAATATCTAAGCCGGTACCATCGCCCAAATAATCTGTTTGCAATGTTGGGCCCGCAACTGGCTCATTGGCATCATTACCGCAAACTATCTTACCGCTGCCGGTATCCGTTTCACTGGTTTTATTAGTAGGTATTGGCACATCAATTTTTATATGAGGTAGGTTTGTTTGCAGAATTGTTTTTAATTTTTGCTGTGTACCAACATTCCCTACGGTATTATAATTAATATCCCAAATGCCATCTCCAGGGTCAACAGTACGTCTGTCATAACCAATGGCAACACGGCTGCGCATATCGTCACAAATCTTCCAACCCAACCACTCCCATTTCCCAAGTCCGGTACCAATATCAAAGCGGTCTGATAATACTTTATGCCAAATAACACTTCCGCTATTGTTAATAGTGCGGCGCAACACATCTGCATATCGCTGGCTAGTATGAGGATCAAATTTTATATAGTTACCGCTGCCGGGCAAAACGGTTACAAAGCTGGCATCTGGTTTAAGGTAAACGGGGTAAGCGCCTGTATAGGCACCAGTGGCAATATATTCACCATCCATTAAAACTATACCTGCTGCAATTGTGCAACTGCCACCACCAACACCGCTAACTTCGCATCCGCTAAGTATTACGGCACTTTCTACGGCAATATTTTTAAACAGGGTTTTTATGGTATTTAATGCGGTATTTATATCCTGGCTATTGTAGGGTAGCCTTTTAAATTCTGCATAAGCATAATTATCCAGGGCAACGGCAGTAAACTTTAAAACCTTGTTTGAGTAAAAAGGCTTTTCAATCCCATCGTCATATTGTTCGTTGCTAACGGTGTTTTCAATAAAAAGGTAATCAGCAACAGCACCACCAATAACTGGGTAAATAACACCATCCAACACAGCAAAGCCATCACTTACATTTCCACCACCCAAATCAGCCAAACCACCAATAATAATTTTTTGACCAATAAAATTGGCAATTGCATCCATTGGCTTCGTATAGGCATCCTGCATAAATGCAAGTGTATCCTGATAGGTAAAAAGTAAGCCAAGATTAGAAAAGTCGAGTTGCTTATTCATGGTAGTTAAACAATTTTTATATTATAATTTTTGCTTTCCATCTTGTACTTATTAACAAAGGCCTTCATCTCATCTATATTAAATACAATGGCGGTGGGTACTTCAATTACAAAATCGTAAGCATATGCAAGTGTTTCACTTTTTAAAGGCAATTTCATTTGTACGGCTTCAGCTTTTGTACCAAGAAGCTTAGGTTTATTTTCCTCTGCAAGGGCTAGCAAAATAGCATTGTACTCAGTGGCCGGTAAAATTCTTATTCTGCGGTCGGCAATATCAAACCTATCATTTAGGCCACGTTGCAAATGCACTACTTGCGGTGTAATGCTTATGGTATAATCAACTTCATTTTTATAATCAATAAAGCGGTTATATAAATCCTTTACAGGGCTAACCAGGGCTTTTACAAATGCCAGCAACTTGTTTTGCCGCAAGTCTACCGGTACCAGCCACGTAGCAAGCTTATCCCAATTAATTATATAAATATTTTCGTTGCTCATTATTCAATGTCGTTAGGTACTAATTCAATTTCAAGGTCTGTATCATCGTAATACTTCAGGTAACCGGCATCAGGTACATATTTATCATTTACCACTGTATAATCCAGCAATCCATAAGTAGCACTGCAACTAATCATTTGAGCATCAGTAACACCTTTAACAGCTTGCATCCAATCAGTATGATAAGTAGGTACATAAGTGTTGGCAAACTTCATCCCATCTACCAAAAAGCTTTTTGCTGCATTACGTATTACAAGAGCCTCACCACCAATCCTATCCCCTGTGGGAGTTATAAGTAGTGGGTCGTACTTAATTTTGAACTTTGTTTTAATTTTATCAGCTGGGCCTGTGGTAACCTCCCAGTGATCACCAGCGTAAGCAGCCATATCCAGGTATGCTGTAAGCGCTGCAATTATTTCCGGATCTAACTCTACTCGGTCAGTTCCATCAGTACTACCGGCAACTTTAAATTTTAATAATACACGGCCATAGGCATTAATCTGTTTAATTACTGCCGCATGCTTAATTACTTTACTATCTGCAATTTCAGCATCAGTATATCCGGTATTATCAAACTCCGAGCTTTCAAATTTTGTGGGGAATCCATATTGAAAATTTAACAGCAAATCCCTGTAGCCATATTTATTCAATATATTTTTCTCTTGTAGTTTGGTGTCTGTATCACTAACTAAAATATCAAAAAGAGTTTCAAGGGCAAACATGCAAAAAGCAACCACATAAATAAAATTTCGTTGCAAATTCACCTTACTCCAGGTAGTGGGGTTAATTTCATACCCAATCGTAGCCATATTAGCCACGTAGGTATCTGTAATTAATTGCTTTATTTCATCTACCGTTCTTGCCATTTTTTATAATTAAAATGCGTTATTAAACCAACTTAAAATCTTTGTGCAAAGCCGCTTGCGTCGCACTCTTGTACGTTCTGTACGCCATTCGGCTATTGAACTACAAAATCAACATCAATCGCCCAATAGTCAATCCCCTCCAATACTTCAATGCCAGGCTCAATAGCTGTGGCCGGTCTTGCCTTTCTTTCATTTAAAACATTAACAACATCTGCATCAAATGCTACTGCTTTGGTTAATTTCTGTCCACTGCTTATATCGTCTGTTATACCAATCCCATTAAGCAATGCCATTGTAAATAGTCCAGATAAATCGCCGGTAGTTAAAACCTGTACATCTAGTAAATTCTGCTTATCTGCAACAAATACTTTATCTGCATCTGTAAAATTTGGTCGCACACTATATACCGCAGCATTACCCAATAAGGCAAACTCATTAAATTGTATGGCTGTAGCGGGCCTAGCGCCTCTGGCAATTAATCCATTTACAATACTTGCATTTGATATATCAGAAAGCTCAACAAATGTTCCGGATGGTATATCATCGGTAATACTTATTCCATTTAGCATTGCCATCGCAAATACACTACCTGCATCACCATGGCCAATCAGGGCCACATCTAATAAGTTCTGTCTGTCTTTAACTATTGCGTGTGGCATCAATGGTTATATTTTCAGGTGTTATTACAAGATTGGTGGTACTATACCCATCAGCCTCTAATTGAAGTTTTATTTCTCTGCGCACAGCGCCGTCAAAGCTGCCGTTTATTTGCTTTTTAATACCTACGCCGGTTAATGGGCTTTCTTTCAATTCTCCAGGCTCTAACGCAAGTATTAATTGAATATGCTGCATATCACTTTCACCAAAAACAAAGTCTCCGTTTTCTATCAGCAAATCGCCAGCTTCATCAAGTAAAAAATCGGTAGCTACTGCCATAATTAATTAATTGTTCCAGTTGTACTATTTCCGGTTACAGCTCCACCAGGTGCAATAAGGCCGGTGCCAGGTATATTTATTTCCACATTAGCTTTCAAATGTTCAATAAACACTTCAGCAATTTTTTTACAGAAAAGCAAGCGTTTATCCTCTATATCCCCCAGCTCATCAATATTCTTATTGTTAAACACTGATAATTCATTGTATAAATCAGTTCCAAGTATGTCTTTATCTAGTGCCATTATCGTAATAAATTATTTACTTCAGTTTGCGCCTCAGTAAGCTTAACATAATCAGGATTATTGCCATACAATACAGTTATTTGCTTTTGCGATTCTATAATCTTAGTAAGTATTTTCTTTAACGTATCATCTCCTTTAGCAAGCAGAAAACCTTCACTGGTAGCACTGTAAAAAACATCACCTATTTTATAAAGTACTTCGCTTACTTTGCTTACCATGCTTATATAAGCCGCCTCCCTTGTTAAAAATTCAACTATAACAATACTGCCAACAGCTGGCACAAGAACAAACTTTTCTTCACTTTCATCGGCTACTAAACGTACATCCAAAATATCCGCTGCCCCATTAATTGGGCTACAATCACATTGCATTCCGGTAATACTTTTAACAGTGCAAATAGCGCCATAAACCTCATCGCCATTATGCGCCAGTGTTTGTATTATCTCTTTTAGTGTTAACAATGCTTTCGGGTTCTATTATTTGTTTAATGCCTCTTGTTACGCCAATTTGTTTGGTAATCTTCTTTACCAGGTAATTACCATCAGGGTAGTATTTATTACCTATCAGCTGCACCCGGTCTCCTTTCTGTATACTAGGTTCCCCAAGTGTGGTAATGCTTCCTCGGTACCCTGTATATTTAAACCTGGCTAAATCCTGTTCTGCTCGTAGTTTCAGCGTTGCCTTATCTACATTATAATAATTCACACTTCTTTCTTCGCCATTACTATCGCCTACTTCAACTTCAATCCTGGTATTATCCGGCATAATACCAACAGCTTTCACTTTTAATAAAATATCTTCCTCCCTTTTATAAACCAGATCTTCCGGATTAATAATGTCATACCCAAATTCAAAAACTGCCTGGCTAACATGGTCAGTCCAATATGCCAAGCCACTGTATAATACAGATGAGGTAATACCGTTATCTGTAATCAATCTGAAATAGCTGTAAATGCCGAAACGCTGCCTTAAATCTTCCAGAACTTTCGCAGCACTCACATTTGTAAATCTGTAGGGCCCTAACACAATATCAGCACCTACAAACTTCATGTCAGTTGGTAAAATATCAGTAAGCACCTGTTTAAGTGTTGCAGATCTGTAGCTTTTCGTTACAACATCTGTTTTCAGCAATAACATACTATCCTCACATTCAATTTTTACTGGAACCCCAGGCTTAATATCTTTTATATAGCCTATAAATTCAGTGGTAAGGTTACCATCATAGCCAGCCATCACTACCACTTTGTCCTTTCGTTTTATAATGGGGTCATCACCTAGCGCTATGTTAGCACCATTCCAATTTAATTTTCTTGGTATTGTTATGCTACATGTATCTGTCAAAGAATCTATAGTGTTAACAATATCTACATCAACACAGTATTCAAACTCATAATCTCCAATCTGTATATATGTATCTACTTTAAACATTCTGTTTTTTGCGTAATATTAATGGCTCATCACTACTGCATTTAATTTCAAATCTTTGCAAATTGGGCGTTCCCTCAATTTGCCCCATACTATAATCTTCAACTACCAGGTTATGAATATTAAACAGTAGCAAATACTCACTAACTACTTTCAATGGCTCTGGCAACTCACACAGCTTCACTAATTGCTCAACTTGTGCTTTTGGATAAGTTCTGGTAAACGTGCTGCTAAAAGCCCCACGAAGCGTAACTATATAATCTCCATTGCTTATATATTCTTTTACTGTGCCATTGCGGCCATTAATGGTTGTTTTTACAATATTTCTGGTCATGGCTACATCTGCCAATACCCATAATAATTGCAGCTGCTGTGTACCATCCTGGCTCATTAAAATCATATCACAAAACACAGGCGTACCAAGCGCACTAATCAAGGCTTTGCCGCTTGCATTAGTTGTCATGGCAAATTCAGTATCCGCAATTTCATTAGGCTGGTAAGTGTTCTTATTTTCTGTAGGCTGCAATGCTTTACCTGCATTGTAAATTTTAGCCCTAACCTTATCCATGCCAAAGGCCTGTAGGGTAAACTGATAACGGTTTAAAAGGCTTTGTGGGGTAACATCGCCGGTTATAAGCTTTGGCACATTTTCAATGCCAGCGTTTACTGCTTCTAATATGGTTCCTGTATTACTCAATTGGCTACGGCTAAATTTGCATCATTAACACTTGTTACCAGGGCTTCAATTACATGATCTTTCATTTTAGAAGCACCCTCTTTTACTGAAGCACTGTATATGTTTACACCCCCACTTAAAAGGCTTTGAATATTTATTTGCAAATTGGTAATCCGGCTGCTACCACTTATGGATGGATCACTTTTTACACCAGAACCAGTGCTGCCTGTATTCGTGCCACCTGTAACTTTACTACCACCACCCAAAGCATCAATTTGCTGCTGAATAGCCACCTTTTCATCTTTGGTTTTAGCCTGGGCCAATTTTGCTTTTAACTCGTTTATCTTATTACCTGCATCATTGGTATTGCCGCCAAGTAAATCACTATATATTTTCTGCCCATCGGCAATCTGCTTTTGTACACCGGCAACTTTCTCAGCATTGAACTTTACAAAATCTTCAGCATTTTGGCTTAATACTTTACTTTGTTTTAACCGGCTCAATAACTTATCATCTCCAGCTCTGTTAGTACCAGCTTTAAACCTGTCTTCAAGTATGCGTTGGGCTAAATTTGCTTTGTTTTCAAAGGTTCTTTCTGGCTGTAATAATCTTGGGTCGCTCACCTGGCCAATTATTGCCGACATTTCAGCTTTCATCTCCTTTCTGCGCTGGTCAAACATGGTAAAGTTTGATAGCAGATCTGCATTATCCTTAGTTATACTTTCTGCAATTTGCTTACTCTGCAATGCATCAACTACCTTGTTTATATTACCTGCCAGCTTATCGTAGTTCACAGCCTCTTTATCAATACCATCTAATACAGATGGGTAATCGCGCTGAATTTCATCAAGTATATCTTTCCGCCGTTGTTGAGAAGTATTTGAACTGGTTAACTCTATTTCAAGTGCATGCAATCCATCAATTTGTTGTTGTAGCTTTACTTCAACAGGTATTTCTACAAATTCTCTTATACTGCCAATAAAACTGTTTAGGGATCCTATGCTACTGTCAATTTCTGGTTTAAACCTATCGCCAATAGCTTTATATAAAAGATCATAATTATCTTCAAGATTACTTACCTGGCCTCCGGTGGTTTTGCTTATAGCTGCCATGCTCCCCATAATCCCATTCAGCTTTCCAAACTCAAGCACGGTTTTTTGAATTTCTACAGGATCATCCTTAATTATTTTAGTCTGGCCTAATCCAGTAAACTTTAATTTTCCACCCTTAAGCGTTTGTACATCTACACCTAAAGCTTCTTGTAAACGGATAAATTGTTTCTGCGGGGCATCCAGCAAAGCCTCAGTTACCTGTAAAAAGTCTTTCCCTTGGCTTGCTGCTAAATCTCCAATTTGTGTTAATGTGTCTAAGGTTGGGCTCATGCCCCTATTTCTTAGTCTAACATAAGCCTGGGTAAGTTCATCTACCTGATATGGCGTTTTTGATGCAAAGCCTACTATATCACTCATGGCAGACTGAGCTTTAATGGTACTGCCAAATGAATTTGCTAATACAGCTTGATATTTCTGATATTTCGCTGTTGCCTCCAATGCCTTTGGGCCTACCTTATCAATTGCAAAACCTATGGCTGTAATTCCCGCCGCTATTGCAAATCCGGTACCCTGCTTTAAACCCAAAAAGCCGCCACTTCCTGTGTCAGCTCCTTCCAATTTTGCCTTTTCTTTTCCAAGGGATTTTATTTCATCATTGGCATGGCGTATTGCACTTGTATCTATGGTTAATTTCTTTACCCTGGATAAAAGTTGTATACGTTTATCTATCTCCTCAATACTTCTTGCTGCGGTTTTACCGGTATTGGCAAGTTTTGCCAGGTCTCTGTCAATCTGTTTAATTGCAGCATCGCTCTTCCCAGCAAGCTTATCAAAATTCTTGCTGTATTCATCGCGTAAATATGCTGTAAATGATACAGATTGGTTCATTGCTTAATCCAATTTAAATGGTAGAAATCCTGCCCTGCTTGCCCATACCAGCTCAGTCCATCGTTGCGCCCAGGTATCATCATCAAGTTCTTCCGGATTACTGATATGCAGGGCTATTCGCATTAATGTATTTCGCTTTCTTATTAGATCTTCGGTGGATAATTCATTTACCCCCCATTCGTCCAATTTTTTTTTAGAATAGCCCTTCGTACAGCAAGAATATCGTCAAGTACGGTTGTGGCACGCAAGAAAAGTTCATCATCATCCAATATGCGCATATCGCCTTCCAGCCAACTATTTCTTAAAACAATTTCTTTACCTTTTAATGGATCTGTATCTTTCAATGTCATGGCTATAGAAATATCAATCCTGTTAGGGTATCGTATATATCCATAAGCAAACTCTGTAGTAGACTCTCCAATGGGAACTTTAATTTGATAGGCCTTAGTAACCTTATGGCGTTGCACCACTTCATCTAACAGCTGCTTATCTTTCTGCTGCTGCTTTTCATATTCAATTAAATATTCCTCTTCTGTTGTTGCTGCTGGGGTGGTCATTCAATTATTATTTAAGCGTTACTTAATCAGTGTTTATACCCAATCAATGTGCGATATAATTAACTCCATATCGCTGGCAATTTCAGTGTCGCCTTGTTTCATTGTTCGCTTATTGCCGGTAAATTCACAATTGCGGATCTTGTGGGTACGGCGCGTAGTGCCTACCAGAAAACTTACAATTATTTCAAACACACCAAAATTTTGTAATCTGCCATTTGGCGCTTTATCTGTTAACGCCTCTAGCTCATTGGCCTTAAGGGTAATACTGGCCTTTGCTTCATAATTACCCTCTGCCCTGTCAATAGGCCATTTGCCGCTACCATAGCCGTTTTTCTTGCCTTCCATATCATCATAATCTATGGCAGTAATACCAATTACAGGCGCATTAGCAAGCATAAAGCTTACATTAGCCCAGGCATAGGCTTTACCATTAATCAGGGGAATTTCGTTTGCAGGCATCTCTATTTTTTTTAATAAATGATCAATTACTTTTTATCAACCAAAACTTAAAACGGGGCTACTAATAACCAATATTGATAATAAGGTTACGGCTAACACCAATTTTTGAATTGCTTACATTTATTACAATTTGGCTGGTGCTATTTACATCCTGGTTAGGATCAATAGTTACTTCATAGCCACTTAGCTCACCGGCCTTTTCCATCTCCTCCAGGCTTTTTGAAGCTTCTAATTGTAATACATTGATGTACTCCGGAGGTAGTTGCCCTGTTGTTTTGTCAAGTAAAACAGGGCCGTTAGTAAAGGGAACTACACGGGCATAAATGCCACGTATGGCTTTATCTATGGTGATATTGTCTTCAGCATAAGCAAAGTCGCTGGTGGCAACACAGGCCCCATGTGTATCGTTATAATAACTACCTGTTACGGCAGGGTATTTTTTAATAAACATCAACCGTCTGCTATCCAGGGTACCGGCATTTTTAATAATATTATCAGCCAGGGTATTTATTAATACACCATTGCTTAAGGCAGGCACATCCATTTCGCCACCATCAACGGCCATATTAAACTTTTCTACCCAGCCAATGTTTTCATGCACTTTTGCAAGAGATAGTGCACCTAGCGTCATACCGATTATACCAATTGAATAAATTTCCGCATCAGCAAATAAAGCCGCTCCTAATGCGCCGCCATCCTGGGCTACCAATATGTGTACATTGGGTGCCGTAGCCGCTGATAAATCGGGCAAATCCTCCTCAGCAGTATTGTAAAAATTAGGGCCGTAGAAAATTTCGAATGGTGCAATTACACTAAATGCTGCATCGTATTGGGCTTGCAATAATGCCAGGTGGCCTTCAACATATGCCTTTTTAGTCCATACACCCATCTTGCGAATTTTGCCATTGGCAAAAGTGCGTACCAGGCTAAGCTCTTCAAATGTAAGCTCCCCAACAGGCTCCGGATAAACAGCTACATACAATATTGCATTTGGGTTGACACGAAATACCTCTGCAATATGGTAATACATCATCCTGAAAATTACCAGACCGCTATCGGGTGTAATACCCGCTGCAATAGCTGCATCTGGATTGGCTATTAGCTTTATGCGCTCATTTTCGTAGAAACCACCGGATGGCAAAGCATTGCCTGGCAAGTTGTTGCTATAAAATACTAGTGCCACATAATGGTCTTCGCCTGTCAATTTTCTTTTAAGGCGATTGTTCTGTTTATTGAAGCTTAATGAGCCCATTTTATACTAACGTTTACAGTTTGTAATATTTGTTTATTGCGCTTTACCGTTTAGCTCTTATACCTTTTCTGCATCTGTCGCAGCAGACGGGGCAGCTGGTTGCTGCTTTTTTACAGGTGCCGGCTTTTCTTTTTTAACGGTTGCCGGCTTTTTATCGGCAGCGGGTTTTTTATCGGCAGCGGGTTTTTTATCGGTAGCAGGCTTTATGTCTGAATCAGTTGCTGCATTAGCCTCAGCCTCATCGGATTTAAATGGGATTACCTCATACACATCATCAACAGTAGTTAGCGTGTTGTTGTGAGTAATTGCCTGGTGTTCTTTTAAAAAAAAGTTGCCATCCTGGGTTGCAAATATCTCTTGTGCTTTATGGGCTTTCATTAGACGATTTGCATTATCAATGAGATCTGATTTTACAAGCTTTTTCATGTGCTTTTTTTTGAGTTAACTTATACAGTACAAGTGAGTGACACAACTTGGTTTAATAGGGATTGAATTGCCGGGCAAAAAGAGATGACAGCCAGCTTCACACCGGCCAGCCGCCACCCCATTTATCACCCCAGCAGTATTATGCTATTTTAGGAGATACCAGGCTATAGAAGCCATCTACTTTTTTCTTGGCAATAATGTTCCAATGACGGAAGCCAACAGTGTTAGATCTCAATTCAGGGTCTTGTGATGCCATACGATAAAACATTTCTGGTGTATTATCAGCAGCAGCAAAAGCACGCTGAGGCAAGAAGAATAAGGATGAGTGCAGATCGTTAGCAGCATCGGCAGCAGCATCGAACGCTTTGCGGGTATATACACCAGCTCCAAATGTGTATTTAGCGTTATTATTAAATTTCATAATCTTCCATCCGCAATAAGGGAATAGTTCACCTGTTTGGGCATTTTTCCACTGACGGTCAAATTTCTCATCCAGTTTTTGCATATCTGCAATATGGCGGTGATCTAATACAGCAACACCTTCACCTTCTGGCCAATCAGGTCCACCTTCCTGAAAGGAGGTTGAAACAATTTCGCCGAGGTTTACCAAATCATCTGGTGTTAAACGTTTTTTCGCAACAGTTCTACCATCAGATGCACCGGTAGTAGGGATGATATTGCCAGCAGTAGTTGCTGCCAAATTCCAAGCTGCGCGGCGGGCAGCTTTATCTGCAATGCTATTCATGTGCAGATCTAATGTTAAGCCCATTTTATCGTAACTGATAGCCCTTAACTCAGTTAAGCTGATCATAGTATTAGCACTATCGTAACGGTTAAGGCTAATTGGGATATCGCTATCTGTTCTTGTAGTAGTAGGTACCGGATTTTCTGCATCAATTACAAGATCAATATATACTTCAGGATCTGCGCCTACGTCAACCAGGTGAATTACTTTATTCTTTACGGCATTATCATACCTGGGTATAAGGCTAAGCCATTCGCGTTTAAACCTGAAACGTTTAACTAATTCACCCAACCAAATTTCTGTGTATACGCCATCTCTTAATGCGCCATCATTATATCTGGTTGCACCAGCAGCGAACGAAAATGCAACGATTGCTAGAGTTGGCAACAATGGACTAACACCTACATAATCAGCAAACAGGTTGCCGAAAAACATTGCAAACAGCAATGCAAATACTACGCTTAATACGGCTTTTAAAGATTTCATTTTTGAATTGTTTTACTTTTTAAAACTTTTTAATTTTTGCTGCTGGGGTTGATGTAACATTTTTTGGGGCGGGGCGATGGCACTACTAAGGATGAGTGCCGCCGCCAGTTTGTTTATTTGGTAGGATGGCATCTACAAAAGATTTAATAACATTTAAAATGGAATTATCTTTTTTTGTAGGGGTAGCCCTTACAATAACTTCAGCTATTGTAATACCTGCCGCTAGTATTTGTGCCCAATGATCTTGTAATATTTGTAACATGATTATGATTGTATGGTGATAAATATTTCCTCGTTTTGTAAATTGGCGTTTTGCATTTTTGAAAATAGTTTGCTAAATGCAATTCGGCTTCCTATTACTTTATTTGACTGCCTGCTTATGCCTGGCAACAAACAACCTTCTGTATCCGCAGGTGTATTACCAGGATGAATTCTAATTCCAGAAAACCCAGGAACATTGAGCAATAATGGTAAGAGTGTTTTAAATCTTGCGCTTTGATTGATAATTACCTTATATCGGCCAGCGGGTATTGCTGTTTTCCCAGCAACCTTGGATTTTACTATCTGCTCAATTGAATTTGATTGAGATAGCTCCCTGTCCTGATCTTCAAGAATGAAACATTCAAACTTACCATTGATGTATAACTTTCCGGTTGTACTGTCGGTAGTTCTTACATCTCTATCAAGTAATAATTCCATGGTTTTATTTGTCCATTACTTTGGTAATTACGTAAACCAATACGCTGCTTATTATGCCCGTGCAAAAGCCTATAATACCCGACCAAACCTGAAGCTTTGTTTTTAAAATTGCAAGTTCTATATCGGTACTATTTTGCTTATTTGTTTGCTCCTTGCTTGTATTTTCTAATGCTTCAACTTTTGTATACACCAGGATTAGCAATTCGCGCTGACTTAATTTTTGCAAATCAATATCCTGTTCGTTGGCCATCCTGGTAGATTTGAATTTTAGCTAAATAATACTATTCTACAACTGGCAAATCCCTGCCGTAATTGGTTTTATAAAACTGCGCATATTGGGCGGCATTTGTTTTCTTAAACTCTTTTACAAAATTTTCACCTTTAGCCATCATTTTATCCCAGCTATCAACTTCAGCTGTATCATCAGCCCCAGGTACATCCGGATTTTTACCATTAATAATTTCAGTAGGCTTCCTTGACACTGGAATTTTTGCAATTACAGCGGCTGTATTATCATAATTTACCAATGCCATTGCTTCAAATGAAGGGCGGTCGCTTTCTGTAAGTTGTTTGCATTGGATAGCACCATCAACCAGGGCTTTCACCTTTTGCTTATTAGCAGCCTCAATTGCATTTTCTGCTTTTGATTTGGCTGTAATCAAAGCTGATATGGCCGCTGATACTTCCTGCTCTGTGGCATTTTCAGCAAGGCCCAATAAAAGAGCTATAGATTTCATGTTTTCTGTTTTTTGTAAAGAAGAAATGTTGAAAATTTTATGATAGGCATTGAATAGCTGCTGTGCATTATTCTCAGTGGCTGGCAATGCAATAGGTTCTGCATCATAAATGCCGTCAATAATCTTTTCCTGTAACGCCTGGTCTGCACCAATCCACCTGTCCTGGTTGGTTATGTATTTAGTTTTGGCGTCAGCCGCGGTTAATCCGGTACGCTTAGCAATAATTTCAGCAATAATATTTTCCAGTTGATCAAGCTGATCAGCAAAGTTGCGCATGTCATCCGCATTGCCTCCATTATAGCCAGTAACACGATGAGTCATATATCTGGCATATTTACTCATTTGTACATTTGTACAAGCCGCAATAATAACAGCGCCCATACTGGCAGCAATACCATCAACAAACCCATTAATTGAGGCTTTGCTATTGCGTATAGCATTAAATATGGTAAGGCCTTTGTACACGTCACCGCCTCCACAGTTAACGCGTATGTTAATAGTTGAAAAAGTATTTTCAAGTGTTCGCAGGTCGGTAATAAAGGCCGCATCATCAATGGCCTCGTATTCACCAATAAAGCCGTACAACAGTATTTCTGCTGTAAAACTGTTTACCTGGTTAACAATCCAAAACTTTTTTTTCATCTTATTTTTTGTTGTGTTGCCACTATTGAAACACAAACTTAGACTGGCAAAAAAGCTGCTGCAAATAAGCATTTTATCATAGTAATTATAACCGTTACCATAGGGTTTAAAATCGTTACCATAAAACTGTAATTCGTAATGGCCTATATAGCTGGGTAAGTTTGCATATAGTAAATACAAGCGGTAATGGCTAAAATAACCAATGATAAAAAGGGGCGGTTAAACAAGAAAGAGATGGAAGCCAAAAAGCTGATTGCTGAAATTATGTTTATGGACTTTGAAGACCAGAACGTAATAGCTGAATCAGTTGGTGTAACGCCTAAAACAATTAGCAGTTGGAAGCAAGAAGGCATGTGGGAGAAAAAGCGTTCGGCAAAAACCATTAGCCGCGATGAGCTTGTGAATAAGCTGCTAACCAACATTAATGTAATGCTGGATCAGGCTGTAGCTGATGGAGCTGATAGCAATTTTGGTGCGCTAGCTGATCAGTTGATCAAAATGACCAATTCAATAGAAAAATTGGACAAAAAGAACAATGTTATTTACAACGCCGAAACGTTTCAGAATTTCAACCGGTACTTACTTCAACGGATGAATGATGATAAGAATTTAACCCTGGACACAATTAAAATAATTAACAAACTCCAGAACGATTATATCACCTTAAGAATGACTGCGGGATGAGTGAGTTAAAAGATGCTATACAACGTTGGCAGGAACATTGCAAATATGTTCAGGAAATGACAGCAGTAAATACTGCGTTGAATCGTATTGCCAGTGAAAAAAGAAAAGCGCTGGCCAAAAAAGATTATCAATATTTTACCAGTGAATATTTCCCGCACTATTGCTTTGACAAAGAAACCGGTAAGCCAATTTTAAATGCAGACTTCCATAATGATTTTGCATATAAAGTAAAAAGGGATAAGAACTTTTTTGGCGTGGCAGAATGGCCCCGTGAGCATGCGAAAAGTGTGCACTGCACTATCATTTTGCCATTATGGCTTTATATAAATGGCGAACTGGATGGCTTAATTCTTACCAGCAAAAGCCAGGATGCAGCTATAAGATTATTGAGCGACATACAAGCTGAGTTGCAGTATAACCAACGCCTGATTGAAGATTTTGGAGAAATGTATAACGAAGGAAGCTGGGAACTGGGAAATTTTGTAACAAACCAAAATGTATTCTTTATTGCCCTGGGACGCGGACAAAGCCCCAGAGGTATTCGTTATAAAGGCAAGCGCCCTAACATGGGTATATCAGACGATATAGATGATGACGAAATTGTAAATAACCAAAGCAGGGTTATTAAAGTGGTTGAGTGGTTGCTTGGTGCATTTTATGGCGCATTAGATATTAGACAAAGCCGGTTTATAATGGTGGGCAACCGGTTTCATCCAAAGCAGGTATTAGCCCATATAGTAGGCGATGTGGAGGAAGGTGATCCAAAAAGAAAAGGATTACATCATTCACTGGTTTATGCTACAACTGATGGAACGTTAGAAGGTAATCCTACCTGGCATCAGAAATTTACCAAAGAAGCGCTACACCGCAGATTTAATTTGATTGGAAGTATTATGGCCCTACGGGAATATTTCCATAAATATGTTATAAAGGGTAAACGTTTTAAAGCAGAGTGGATCCAGTGGGATAAAGTGCCAGCATTAAAAGAAATGGATTGCATGGTAGTTTATTTTGACCCTTCCTATAAAAGCAGTACCAGCAATGATTATAAGGCTATAAGGTTTTGGGGTAGAAAAGGCATTAAGCGATATCTAATTGATGCCTATGTACGCCAAACTACAATTACCCAGGCTGTTAAATGGATGTATGATTTATACGAATCAATACCATCAGAGCTTAGAGCAAATATTGATTGGTGGATGGAAGATGTTTTTTTACAAGATCAATTTTTTCAGGACTTCGAAGAGGAGGCAGAACTTAGAGGTTACTATTTACCAATTCGCGGGGATAAACGCCAGAAGCCGGAAAAATTTGCACGTATTGAAGCTATGACACCCATGTATGAGCGCGGCCATGTTATTTGGAATGAAGCTAAGCGCAAAAGCCCTGACATGCAAACAGGTTATTTGCAATATATGGGCTTTGAAAAAGGTAGCCCCATAAATGATGATGCGCCGGATGCAGACGAAGGAGCCAATGAGAAAATGAATAAAAAAACATTTAAACAAAAATTTAAACCAATGCTGGGGTATGATGAAAATCCAAACCGCTGGTAATAAATAATCACCTTTATGATGCAGACAATAAAAAAAAATCCAGAAACGCTAATTGAGATTGACCAGTTATTTCCAAAAACAATTGCCTATTTTAAAAATAAAGGTTGCACTAGTATTAGCCTTAGCAATACAATTGTAAGTGTTATTGATGCTAATCATAACGTAGAGCCGCTTTCTTATGATATTCAGGACATGTACGTTCTTGAATTTGGTTTAACAAATAAATAATTTTTTATGTCTTATATAACCAAACAGGATTTTTCATCGAATATATATGTTGATATTCTTGATGCGCTTACCAAAGGCGATGATACCATTATAACCAATATCGCAGATCGTAGTACAGATGAGGTAAAGGCATACTTAAATGGCCGGTATGATACTGCAAATATTTTCAATAAAGAAGGCGATGAGCGTCATAAATATATTTTGCGCATCTGCTTAACACTTTGCACCTACTATTTATACCTGGCGCACAATCCAAGAAAGTTAACTGAAGTTGTTACAAGTGAGTTTGAACGCGCTATTGAAACCCTTGAAAAAATACAAGCAGGTAAAATTAATCCTGAAGGATTGCCATTACCTGTAGAACCAGCAACGGAAATACCAGGTACCACCGGTGGTGGCCAGGCAATGCAATGGGGCAGCGATGAAGCACTAGGCACCAGCTACTAAACCATTTTTTAATATTCAATTTAATATCATGGGCTTAAAACAGTTATTAGGCTTTTCAAAAAAAGAAGAGGCTATTGATACCCAAAAACAATATTGGGCAAATTTTCTTGCTGAGCGTAATACTAAATCTTCAGAACTCAAGAAGGTATTATTCGAACTGGTAGAACAAACCAAATTTTTAACAAAGCAGGATATTGCTAAATGGAGGTCAGCTTGGCAAAGGGCTATCTCAATTGAATATCCCAACAGGGTAGATCTGCTGGCCGTATACCGTGATATTGAAATTGACAACCATCTTACCGGCGTTATTGGGCAAATTAAAAATGAGGTTTTGCAAAAGCGTTTTAAAGTTGTAGATATCAACAACGATAGTGATTTGCCAGATACGCATAAACAATTGGAGGATGCCCAATGGTTTATTGATTTTTGTGAACTGGTAATTGATAGTGTTTTTTTTGGGTATAGCCTTATACAGTTCGATGATATAATCGAAATCAATGGCAAAAAGAAATTTGCCTGTGTTGAATTATTAGAGCGTGAACATGTTATACCGGAGCATCATGTTTTTGTAAAAAATCAGGGCGACCATTGGAAACAAGGCATGGACTATACATTACCACCTTACAATATGTGGTGTATTGGCATTGGCAAACCTAAAGACCTTGGCCTGTTTAATAAAATTGCGCCACAGGCATTAGCCAAAAAAAATGTGTTGGCCTTTTGGGATAAGTTTGCTGAATTATTCGGCATGCCCATTCGTATTGGAAAAACTAGCAGCTCCAATCCTAAAGACCGTAATGAAGTAGCTGAAATGTTGCAAAAAATGGGCGCTGCGGCATGGGGTATGTTTCCGGATGGAACTGACATTGAAATAAAAGAAACTACCCGCGGTGATGCTTACCAGGTATATGATAAACGTATTGATAGGGCCAATAGCGAAATGAGTAAAGCCATTGTTAACCAAACAATGACCACAGATAATGGCAGCAGTAAAGCCCAAGGCGAAGTTCACCTGGAGATTCAGGAAAATGTTATTGAGTATTTTGCCAGGCTACTAAAAATTGTTATCAATGATAAGTTGATACCATTCATGATCATGCGCGGCTTTAAAGGTTGGGAAAGCGCAAAATTTGTATTTGATGAAACGACAGAATTCACTGTGGATGAACAGGTAAAGATCGAAGAAATGATTATGAGCAACTTTGATGTGGATCCTAATTATTTTATTGAAAAATATAAAATACCTGTACTGGGTGTTAAACAAAAAAGCAACCCCAATTTCCCTCCCGTAAACAATAAAGGTTTTTTCGATTAAGCCCCACGAATGGTGGGGCACTGCCCATATTTAGAAAAAAGCAGCTTGATAGTATCTATTCCGGCCAGTGCCATCATTGTGGTGGTTTACCAATATCAAACGCCTCTGCCGATGTACCGGATGCACTACAAAAGCAAGCTGAGCGAATTGCCAAAGGGTTATATGATGGATCCATTACTAGTGGCACCATTGACCCAGAAATGACCAAGCTAGTTGCTGAAGAGCTGCGCAAAGCAGTTATTAAGGGGTTTGGTACAGATCTAATGAATATGGATTATGATACTCCGGATTATAACATGCTTACTCAACTCGAAAAAAATGTATTTCATTTTTCCGGAGCAAAGAATTATCAGCAGTTAAAAAGCATGAGCCTTGCTTTAAAAGATAAAAATGGCCTGGTAAGAACCTTTTCAGATTTTAAAATGGATGCCTTATCAATTAACCAGGAATACAATGGCCGTAACTTGGCGACCGAATTTGAAACCGCAATCGGTTCCGGACAAATGGCAGGCAAATGGGTTGATATTGAAGCAAATAAAGGTGCAGCTCCATTGCTTAGATACGATACTGTTGGTGATAGCCGTGTAAGGCCATCACATAAAATTTTAGATGGTATAATCCGTCCTGTTGACGATAGTTTTTGGAATACTTACTACCCGCCAAATGGATGGAATTGCAGGTGTGATGTTACCCAATTATTACATGGTACGCCAACCAGAGCAGATCAGGTACAAACGCCGGATGATGTGCCTGCAATATTTCAAACAAATTTAGCTAAGGATGGCCTTGTCTTTCCTGCAAACCATCCGTACTATATAGATTGCCCGGCAGCAATATTAAAGCAGGCAGAAACGCTGATAAATAATGTTTACAGCAAAATCACCCGAACCAAGTCCATGAATGCAGATGTGTATGTTGCCAGTCTTGCAGATAAGAATGATCTGGCACAAAACATACAGTTATCCAGGCAACTAGCAGAATTTGGAGAGGAAGTATACATAAGGCCTCATACCAATGAAACACATGCAAAAAATCCGGAGCTTAAAATAGGTGGAACTATTGGTGATTTTAAAGTGGATCCCAAATTAACAACTATTGAAAAGTTTGTTAGAAATTCAATTGATGGGGCAAATAAGCAAGCATGCAACATTCCCGTAATAGTTATTGATGCAAAACGATATAACAAAGAAGAAATTTGGCAAGCTTTATATGGCGAATTAAAGTCTCCTACCAGAAAGAAAAACATATCGCACGTTTGGCTTATGCTGGATAAGCAATTAATAAAGTTTAGCCGTGCACAAATAATGAAAAATTTAAAAGATCTATTACCTTAAAAAGTAAAGCCAATCCGAAGATTGGCTTTACTCAGAGCAGATTGCCTATGGCGCTCTGCATTGCAAATATATAAAACTTTGAGAGATCTTCAAATCATATCATCCAGGTTACGGCAAACAATGTCCACGCTTCCTTACAAGGTTGGTGTGCTAATGGTTGCATACAGTAAGGATCGTTTTAAATATCAAAACTGGATAGATACTTATCCCGAACCATGGAAACCCCGCAGCAGAAAAAAACCCTGGAAAAAAAAGGGCAAATCACCCAATAATAGCGGGCGGGCCATATTGGTAAAATCAGGCCGTTTAAGGCGCAGTATAAGAATTGTTAATACTACTTCAAACAGTGTAACCATTGGTAGCGATGTGCCTTATGCAATGGCTCATAACGATGGGTTTAGGGGGCCGGTAACCCAACAGGTAAGGCAATTTACACGCATCAACCCAAAACGCAATACTACGGGCATTGTTTACCGTAAAGAGGGCAAAAAAAGCACCCGAATTCGTTTTGGGCAAACCAGTAGCGGTATATCCATTGTAAAAGCGCATACACGTACCATCAACCAGAATATGCCACGCCGCAGGTTTATGGGGCAAAGCATGTACCTAAACAAACAAATTAACAGGCTTATTGCCGCCGAAATAAATAAAATTTTTAAGTGATGATAGAGCAATTATTTAAAGATGTAACTGATCGCCTGGCATTACAGGTACCAGAGCTGCGCTGGATAGATTTAGAGTTTGGCCAACTCGAAATACCAGACGAGCATTATCCGGTACAATTCCCCTGCGTGTTGGTAGATTTTCCCGATATCCCATTTACCGATGAAGGGTTTGGTAACCAGCAAGGCGTAGTTAATATACAATTGCGCCTGGCGCTTGATTTATACGAAGATTATCATATAGTTGATGGTAACGATGCTCCGCAAAGAGATACGGCATTTGAGCGCCTGCAAATAATAAATAAGATACATCAGGCGCTACATTGGTGGGAGGGTGATTACTTTACCCCACTAAGCAGAATATTGATATCATCTGAACGTAGGGATGATGGCCTTAAAGTATTTACACTCGTTTATGTAAGTCAGGCAAAAGATGATAGTGCAGCCAAAGTATATTTAGAACGTACAGATCTTACGACTATATACGTTAAATCCTAATTGCTTTCTAAAGCATATGTAGTGGCTTTACCCTGGTTATTTTGGTAACAGAAAGTAAAAGTTTCTAATCTTTTCGCGTTGGGCTTGCTTTGTTTTAATTGCTTAAGTAATATACCGTTCTGGCGTATCAGGGTAAGTATGTAGTCTCGGTCTAAAAATATTTCTTTTTCGCTCAATATATCCAACACATCATCGGTACGTTTACGCTCTAGCTCATACCAGTAATAATACCTTTTTATAAGGTATTCATTTCTAAGCTGTATAAGATTGGAATTGCGACCTTTCATTGTGTATGATGCAATTTAATATCTATTGTATGCATACAAAAAAATACTTATTAACTCAACAAATAATGTGTATCAGCTTTAATTGTGTCACTCACTTGTACGCAAACAAAAAGCCCCGCAAAAATGCAGGGCATAATAATAATTTAAAAAACTTGTTATTCTTCCAGTAAATCTTGCCGTTCCCGTATTTTAAAATCTTTGGTTAAAAAAATCTCTCCGGTATCAATGGCTTTCTGCACATTATTTTTATCACTGTATTTACAGTGGAAACGAACCACGTACATTAAAAAATCAGTACTGTCAGCATGCAAAGATTTTTCATAAAGCAGTATGCCCATACTATCATTGTAATTTTTATGAGCCAATACCTTTAATCCTTCAAGTCTTTTTTCTTCAGCTAAATCCGCAATTGTTTGATTGTAAGATATTTCATTCAATCTTTTATAATACCTAAACTCCCCTATTGCCTTTTCTAATTCTGCAGAATCGGCTACACCATCATCCAAATAATTAAGGCTTTTCAATGTACACAGGTAATTGCTATGTAGTGTGTCAATCTTATCAATTAAAAAGCTATCGATTGTATTGGTCGAATCCATAAGGGATTTAATATATTTTTTAACAACCGGCTCTGCTTTAGCTTTCAATTCATTCTGCAAATCTTCAGCTGAAGGTTTGCAACTAAACATACAAAATAAAAAAAAGATCATAATTTTCTTCATACAATTTCAGGTTTATGCTTGTGGTTAAAAAAACAGTTTTTTAATTACCAGGTAAATTATGCAGGCTATAACAATTAAGCCTCCAATATAAAGGTTAGCCATATGTCTGTCGCGATGCTTCATTACAAATTGTTCAAATAATCCTTGTAAACAAATTCTATTTGAGTAATAAGCCTGGGCAGCTCTTTGTACTCGTAATAGTCTAACTTTTTATGAAGATAGCTATATTTAACACACCAATTATCCAGGCGGGGCATATCTATTTTTCCGTCAATTCGCCAGTTCATTTCGTGGGCATAATAAATTACCTTGTTTCTCATTTTGGCGGCAGCTGCGGCATTGGGTTGCAGGGTTTGCAAGTGCTTTATCATTTCCAGCGCCTCGGCCTGCAACAGCTCTTTGCTGCTGCTGCACCGGCCATCGCTAAACCCCTGCACCATTACGGCCTTATCATCTTTACTTATGCCGCGTTTACTTACCAGGGTATTTAATTGCTTGAGGTGCTGGGGTGTTATTTTATCGGTACTCATTTTTTATAAACAACATTTTCAAGGTAATAGATATCAATTTTAGATACATACTCATCAAACAATTTTCCGGTAAACTTTACACCCTGTTTGTTAATTGCAATTGTTTCAAACTGGGTTTTATAAACTCTAAATCCTAAATAGGTGTATTGATATTTTCCGTTTTTGTTCGCAAGTTTTATCCAGGACATGACATAGATAATTTTAACCAATTGGATTATTATCTATTCTCATACTTTCAGAACCGACATAAGCCGGTAATGGAATTATTTGCTTTATTGCTTTATTTGCTTCAATAACTTCAACGGCTTCTAATATTTCTGTATACCGACTGTACCAATTTGAAACCATTTTACGCATCAATCCTAAATCTTCGCCTTTAGCATATAAGCCAATAATAGGCACATTGCTTGCCCATGCGGCTCCCAATTCGGCACAAGCATCTTTGCCAGATGGTGCATAATAAATAACCAAATCACTCTTTGTTGCACCGTCAGTATCAAAAACAAATGACTGAACAGCTTCACTTCCATTTACCCATTCTTCAAATGGGAATGCTTTTGTTACGTGATTGTGATTTTCGCCATAATTGTTTTCTACCCAGGAAACAACTTCGTGTCCATTTTGTCTTAATAATGCTGTTAGCATTTCTACGCCATGCTGATTTTTCCAGCTACTTGCAATGTAAATTTTCATGTTATTCAATTTTTATTTTAAATCATTTCTATAATCTTTCGGGATTGCCTGTACACGATCAATCTCGGCTGCAATTAAAGCACCGGCAATCACAAGTCGTTCCTTGTATGTTTTGCCCATCATTTTTTGCCAAATTTCTTTATCCCAATTGTAAGGTCTCATGGCTTCAGCTGCAAGCGTATTTCCATTTTCGCAGGTAAGGGCTGCTGCTGCTTTGGTTAATGGTTTTTCAAAGCCTGAATTATACACTACATCCTGGCTAATACTTATGCCATGTTTTTCTATTTGCTCTTGTCTTTCCTGGGCAATTAATTCGATACCTGTCATACAATATTTGTTTAATGTTTAAAAATTATTTTTCTTTTACTGGCCGGTAATAATCATGGGTGGCAAAATCGTATTGAAACCAGTTGTTACTAAATTTTTTCCAGTAAGTGTCTGTATTAATAATCATGATATTACCACCGCAGTCTTTACAATGTGTTTCCTTTTTTGGGCAGTTGTGAAATACTGCATCGCATTGCGGGTTTGGGCATACCTTTATAAATGTGGATTCCATGGTGCTAGTGGTGGTCTTATCGTAGTTCACCTTTTAAAATTTGAATAAGATTTCTTTGGACACCATCCACATAATCTATGTCTTTATTTTCCATATAGTTTTGACATACCTCCAATTGGATAGTTAGATAACGAACTGCACATGCCAACTTTCTAACATCTTCATCAAGTTTAAAATCTGGTGTATTGTAGGCGCTCTTGCCCAGTATATCAATTAGTATTTTTTCAATATTTGTGATGGTTTTACATTTTATTCCAATCGTTTAAAAATTCTTTTTTCTTAAGCCAGTTATCAGCAATCTTGGGGTTGCACCAGCTATTTCGTTCAAGGTATTTACGGTAAAACCCAATAGTCATACATGCTTGTACCTGTTCGGTTTTGCTCATTTTTGGCCAGTATGCTTCCGCTAAGTGCCGGTTGCGTTTGTTGGGGTAATCGTGCCAGAACATTTCAAAGGTGGCTTCAAAATCAGTTTCTACTACGGTGGCCTGTGTGCCTGTAAAAGCGATTGATATATCGTCTACGTTTACGGGTACCCGTAGTTTTAATGATTTGGTAATATCCGCGCCCATATTGGTTTGGCTTGTATCGATTTTTATAAGCAAACCGTAACTGTTAAATACAATCTCCGCATTGCCTTGCCAAGCGGGGCTTGTTACATTAAATTTTCGCATGGGTTGTATTTTTATCTTTTAAATACTTAATAAATAATTGATTTATTTTAAACCATCTTTTAACACAACCTTTGTAATCTCCTAATGCCACGAAGGCGCTTTCACCATCTGCCGATTTTGCTATTATTCTACACCTTCTGATTTGGCCAATTGCATCTTTTACATAACAAATGTCATCCACTGAAACATCTTTACGCCATCTGCTATTTAACCTTAAATAATATATTAATTTAAATAGCCTTACCGGCAATGATAAAATGTAAATAATGGTATTGGCAAACCATAGAAACAGACTAAAAAACAGATTTAATAGTTTCATAATTGTGATTTTAAAAAAATGATTGTTGTGTTAATTTGTGATTTGATAAGTTGATGCCAGTGTAAGGGGTCATGCTTTTGTGCAATATCTCTTGCGCCATTTGATGGGCCTTTAATTTAAACTCATACTCTTCAATACTTTTTTCTAAATGAGTAAGCAGCTTTGCCCGCCTGTTAAATTCTGCCATGGTATCCTCCTCGGTTTGCCCGCAGTTTTTTTGCATTTTTATAAACCAAAGCTTATCCTTGTATTTACTTATAACGAGCCAAAACCCATACAGCTCTTCATGGCGGCGTTTGGCTTCGCGCAAAGCGAAGTATAGCCAATCCTTTTGGTATTTATTTAGCAGGTACTTTTCAGGCTCCGTCCAGTCTACTAACTCAATCATGAGAACATTTTATTTTATTAAAAAAGTTGTATTTGTGTTGGCAGCCATTTTACTAAGCGGCTTTTATGCACCCCTACGGCTGTGGTGGCGTGTGCCTCGTAACGCCCGTATTCATCCCAATAGGGTATGCTGCTGGTTAAATATCGGCAGGTGTAAGAGCAGGCAGTTTCGCCAATTATAACAAGCGCTTCCTGTTTTTGCACCCATCCAATTTTTGGGTGGTACTCTTCGGTGTTTAAATTGAATAAACCTTTTCGCGGTTGTGCATACCGTATCATGAAAACAATTTTGATTGATCAACATTTACTTTTTGCACCGGTATGATGTAGTTATTTTGCATAGCATCGTCAATAATAGCATCGGCGGCGGCTTCTTTTTGTTTGGCTATTTTTAATCTGTACTGGCTTGGATTGGCGAAATAATCCTTTTGGCTTTGGCGGCACTCGTAAAAGGTTTGCATGATCTTTTTCATAAACGCCACCGGCACTTGTATTTGGTCACTCATTGTATTGCTCCTCCAATTGGTTTAATGGTACTTTAAACACGGGTTTTACTGGTTGCTCCGGCGGGGCTATTTGCATGTTGGTTACCGGCTCTGGTGGTGGAAGCTCCGGAGGCGGGGCTTTGGGCTTTTTGGCCTTGCCTTTCTTTTTGGATGGCTCTGGTGTGCGGTATACCTTTTGTTCAAATTTTGCGCCCCAATAAGCCCGTGCGCCTTCCTCCCATACTATGTAGTTGCGCTTGCTGCCAAAGCGGCTTACAATAAAGCCAATAAACTGTTTTACATGCACTTTTATATTACAATCAAACTTTACCTCTTTGGCGCTGGCTCCTTTGGGTTCGTCTCCATCGGCGTGGCTAATGAAGATGAATATTTTGCGGCGGCCAGGTGTTTTGCCAAAAACAAAGGATTCCTTTAGTTGCTTGTAATCGTCAAACGTCCAGCGGCTGTATTGCCAGCTGTCTATAACCACAATCTTTGGGCTTTGCTTGCGTTTCATGCGCTGGTAGAAGTTGGGGAAGTCCTCCGTGTCCAGGAACTTAATATTTATCTTATCCAGGCCATGGCGGATAATTAAATCCTGTATGGTTTTGCCGTGCCCCTCTTCGAATGATAAATAAAGCACTTCGCCCAGGTGGCCAAACTCCTTTAGTACATCGGCCAGCATATTGGTTTTACCATTGCCGGATGGGCCGTAAACAATCATGGTAAATGTGTCTTGCATTTCGCCAAAACAGTCTTTCATTTTTTGGCTGCAACTAATTACCTCGTATGTTTTTTGCAGCAGCTGCGTTACGTTTACCAGCTTGCCTTTTTGCGGTGAGTGAGTAAGTTGTTTGCTCATAAATTCTCCGTCATTTGTTTGTATTCCTTATCCGTTAATATTTCCGTGGTTATTTCGCCAAGGGCTTCAAAATAACCATGCATCAAGTGCTCCAGCTCGTCATGCAGTTTATTGGTAAGCGCTTCTACTTTATGCCAGTCATATTTATATTTAAACACAACCGATGCACGAATATTTACCTGCTGCATGTTGCGCTGCATATTGCAGCAATTAATAAAGATGTGCTTTGTACTCATGGCTATTGGTGTTGGGGTAATGCAGGTGCGTTTTGCAAAAACCGTAAAGCCATGGCACCTGTTTGGATGGCTTCTTTATGCATATCGTAATACCGGCCTTTCTCGTATTTCTCCTGGAGAGCTGCACGTATCAGCTCGCCGCTTTCTTCACAAACAATGGCGGCACCCTCTATAAAATTGGCTGGCCATTCGGGGTGTTTGTCGCAGGCGCTTTGATACTCTTGTAACATCGAAATGATGTTACGCTTTAGGCTAATGGGTAGCTGGTAAAATAGTGCATCGCACATATCGCTGTTTAGTTTCATAATCTGGGGTGGTGGTTTAAACGTATTCGTGAATAATGGTTAGGCCCATGGCACAGGCAATATGATGCTCTAGCAATGCGCCTTTGCTTTGGTGGTAATCCCTTAAAAGGTAAATACCATCGCAGGTGGCCAGCTGGCGTATGCAGGTGCGCATGGCTTCTTGCCAGGGCGTATCTTCCGGCACATGTTTTATGGGGTTTATTGCCGTGAAACCCAATGTGGTTAAGTAATTGGCGGCATGATTGAATTTGCGGTAAACTTCCTCGTATGGCAAGCCGGTTACTTTACCGGCTATATACATGCGTTTTTTATCAAATTCCAGGGCGGGGCCTTCTGTGGCCGTTTGTGTGGCTGTATTTGGCTGTGATGCCTGATTAAGCTGCATTTTATGTATTTTAATTGGTTATTTAATCAGTATCTGAAGGGCGAAACCCCTTGCGATTCTCCGGTGTTTTTTGGCTGGTTTTTGGTTGATTTGCTACAAAAACGGGCTGATTAGCGGCTGATACAGCTCGTCTGGTTGCCAGTTATCTTCCCTTACCGGTGGCTGATCTGCATCAGTTTCAGGTACATTATCGGGGTAGCCACAGGCTGGGCATTCGTTAGTATCTGGTAGCCATACTGCATGGCAATTTGGGCATTGATGTGGTTCGTAGTACATGGCTGTTAGTTGAATAGTGTTTTGAACGTACAAGTGAGTGACACAAGGAAAGGTGATTTATAATTAGCAGCTGGTAGACACCAGCCGCCTATATTTACTCTCCATTCACCGAAAAAAATAGTGTTTATATTCTTGAAAAATCCAGCTTAATAGCCTGGTATTTACCTTCATCATCCCGCAGCCATACCTGATAATAAGTGGCCGTTGATGGCTTGCGGATGGCTCGGTCTATAAGGTCTAATGCTTCCAGAAAATTGGCATCGTTTATACGATCCCGATGGCGGCGCAGGGATAAGATTTTATCTACATCTAACTGGCCGTTGCGGGTTTCAAAGGCGCTCATTACCATGTCTTTTATAAAGTCGTTCTTAGCCGTAATGCCATCTTTTAGAAACTGGTTTATTTTTTCTTTGGCCAGGTTAATAAATATTTCATCGAACTTTACAGGGCGGCTTACTTTTACTTTTACACAAACGCTGCGGTCGAAATTGTAAATGGTATAATTGCCCTTGAACTCTTTTTTGGTGCCGGAGTAGTCTGACATTACAGCATCAATTGCCTGGTTTACCAGCTGCTTTATATTGGCCTTTGCCTGTGTAAGCTGGCCGTTTATTTTAACGGCCTCTTTTATTATTTTTCCAGCGGCTTGCTCAATTGCAAACTCACTTTTTTTGATGGTTTTAAACGGTACGGATGTGCCGTTTTCGTCTGTCCAGTTGCTATCCTTTTTAGTGTGGATTTTGTAAGTCATTTTGATTTGTTTTATTGATTGAAAATTTATTTACGTGGTTTTGCGCTGGGGTATTTAGGCTTGCGTGGTGGTTGCGGCTTATTAAAGTAGCTGTGCCAGGTAGCACCGATAAAAAAACCAAATGATAAGGCTACTAAAACCAGCCAGAAACATACTATTAGGCTCATGTTATTGTAATTGAAATTGTTTATGAATATTGTTTAGAACGGATTGCAATAGATTGCCTTCGAAGCTGAAATGGTCTAACTCATGATCGGCATAGGATAGCCAGAATGCCAATGCTTCGTGTGCTTCCATTTTGATGCTGTAGGTTTTTTCTTTGAGAAAAGCCTTTTTATAAAACTTTTGGTGCAGCGATACCAGGCATGACTGAAGTAATAGGTGGTACATATCGCCACCATAATCTCTGGTAAAACTGCTGCCCTGTTTTAAGATGTTGTACAGGCACATGAATTCGTTATATGTAAGTTTCAGCTTCATTGATTAAGCGTTCTTTTATACTGTTAAAATGCGCAAGTGTTATTTCATCTTTTGCCCACAGCTTATTAGCTATTTGCGTTGCCCCATAACGAACTGTTGTACGATCGCAGTTTAATTCCTTACCTGTTAACCTTTCTACGCGGTTAGGGAACAGTTGTTTGATGATATAACTATACATATGCCTTGCTTCGCTAAGCTCTGTTTTACGCCATTTACCTCGCATTTGTGCTACAGTAAAACCATACTCTTTACTAACCAGGTAAAGAATAGCTTCTGGCTGAAGTGGAACCAGGTAATAATTAAAATCTACTACAACAGGGTAGCCTATTACTTTATTAAGATTGTAACGGGCGGTTGCAATTATTTCATCAATTTGTGGTTGCACATCTGGCATTAAAAGCATGCTCATACTGCATCGTTTTTATTGTCAAGAACTTCCCCAATCATGGTGGCATAGGTGTGGTTAAGCACCTGGCCGTTGGGGTATATAGCGGCGGCAAGTGTATTGGCATCGTGCAGGTTTAGGTATAACTGCATGCGCATATCCTTGCTTACACTATCAATACCAGTTTGGAATGCAAACGCTGCATCGCGCTGGTACCAGTTGGTTCGCCACCAGCTCCAGTAATATTTACTGGCTACCAGCATATCAATACCTTGCGGGTCGCGGTGCAGGTAATATTGCAAATACTGCTTGCCGGTTTTTTCAACCAGGGTATTATATGTTTCCCAATCCCAGGCAAGCAACGCGCAAACCTTCTGCTGAATGATGGTAAACTGTTGCTGTTGTTGTTGTGTGTGGTTCATGCTGGGGTTATTTTTTTATTAGGTAAGTAGTATCGCCATTGCGGCTAATAATGATGGTGTGGCGGGTAACGGTATAGAAAGTATCTGCACCATGTACCACCGGCGTTTGCCGGTAAATAAATTTTGTGGTTTGGCAGCTGGTTAAGGCAGTGGCCATTAGCATTGCAATTAATAATTTTTTCATAATTTCAATTTTCGGGTTTGATTTGAGGGCTGCTGTTTGTGGGAACAGCAGCCCATTTTATTATTGAGGAACAGTAAACATTTTGCGGAATAACTGCTCAGTTAGTGGCTCTCCAGTTCTATCCGCTTCGCGCATGGCAGCTTCCAGGTAATCGTTCAACTCTCCGTAATTATCGCATATCCTTGTTAGCAAGTTGCGCAGTGGTTTTTCGATGCAGTATTTGTCATAAAAAACAGCAAAATCAATCTCTTTATTTATGCCAGGGAGTGTTACCAAACCGGCTTTAAAGCGGCGGTATAATTGCGGTATCGCATCTCGGTTGCGCTTGCGCAGGTTTAGCAGTTTATTCAACAATTGCTCGGTGCCAATTACCACAATAGCGCAGTGATCTTTCAAAGCATCGTACAAACCTTTAAGCATTTTCAAAACGCTCATCTCCATGTTTTCGCCCTCATCAAATATGATGATGGGGTTGCCGCCATTGCGCTTAATTTCTTTCAGCTTGGCCACTATCTTATCAACCCTAATTTTAACGCTATTGGTTTGTATACGTGCGCTGTTGATGCTGGCAAATTCAAGGCCCAACAATTCTGTTAACTCGGTTACAATGTCAACGAGTTTATATAAGCTACTAACGGTAACGCGGTAGGTGTGCAGTGGCATTTTGTGGCAAAAAACATCAGTGTTTTTTGTTTTACCAACACCAGTGCTGCCAATAATCATGGCCGTTTTACCGGTTTCTTTGGCATTTTTAAGCGCGGCAATTTGTAACACAAATTGGCGTGTGCTTAAGGTTTCCCAATATGTCTTTTGCATTGACAGGCCAATAAAAGCGGCTAATTGCAAGAACCATTTATCGTCAAGCTCTACGGTCTTGTCTTTAACGGGAATGGTAAAGGTGCCGCGCAGCATTGGGCTTAGGTACCCAACGTTTATACCTGTTTGGCGGCATAGCTCATTTAAGCTAAGGCCTTTGTCTTTCATGTAAGTAGTAGTCTCGGCTACAATGTTTAATTTTTGTTCGTTTGTCATGGTGGGGGAGTATTTATAATTTTAGTCTAAGAAAAAGTCAACATTTGCACGTTCTTTCTGGTAGTTAAAATGCGCATCATTCTGCTGCACATTATTTTCAATAGCGGCCAGCTCTTTACCGTTTGCGGCTTGCAGGTAAGCCTCGGCCTCTTGCTTAATTTCTTTAGTCAATATGCCAGCCTGTAGTAATCCGTTGGCATCAATTCCGGCAGCGTTAAGCGTATCCTGGCGCTTGGCTTTTTGTTCTGCAACCCATTCTACAAGCTTGCGTTTTGCTGTCATTTTAGCCCAGAAAACCTTGTTATCATTTTCGGTAAAATCAACAGCTGCACTTGGCATTATATAAGTGGTGTTGGCAATAAAACGCAGTTTTTTATAATCAGTAACCAACACCCTGCTCACATCTAAAGGGCTATAAATAACCTGCACATTGGCACCGGTATAATCCAGCCTAATAGTATCAGGAACATCGTAAGTGTACTCTTCATTATTCAGGCGGCAAACAACACCTTCCTTGGTAATACTATTGGGTAACTCTGGGTTTCTTGCGCTGGCAACACTGTGGCGTACCCCAAACAAATCCAGCATGTGGGCGTAGCTAATTTGGCGCTCCTGGGCAATTTCGCTGCTGGCAAAACTGGCCTTCCATTGTTCAGTTAAAGTTTGGCCCTTCTCGTTTTTGCGGTTGCGTATTTTATCTATGAAAAGGCTTATGTATCCTGGAGCTTCGCTTATATGGGGTACGTTCTTAAGGTTATTGTTTAATGCATCTGGGTTTATACGGGTTTGGCTGCTCATATTATGGCCTGCATAGCCTACTAGTGCAATCTCTTTCAAATCTTTATGCCACTTTTTTCCAAAGCTTTGTTCAATGTATCGGTTGCGTTTACTGCCAAGGGTATTGTCTACATAGTCAACACATATACTTTGGTAAAAAGGGCGTAAGCCTGTTAATGCCCATCGGTCATTCTTAATTTGGTGTGGCAAATACCAGCTACCAGTTAATTCATTTATATGATGCATTGCATCTAACCAGGCGGCGCGTACCAGTTCAACACTAACCTCTTCGCCATAGCTCCAGCCAAGTGGGTAGTCATTTAATGCGTCTACCACCACAATCATTTTAACGCGTTTGTAGTAGTTGGTAAAATTCTTGCCTTTTCGCACTTCCTTTTTCCAGAAGTACATATCTAAATCGTTATCGTCATTCTCCAGGCGGGCCAGCGCGCAGCTTGGGCGGCGTTGCTTCATACTGGTGCTATAGGTGTCATAAAATTTAGCGTTACCCTGGCGACCTATCATTATTTCAGCCATGCGCTTGCGCCGGTGAACTCCAACTGTACTTTGATCTATTGCCTTATACCCCATTGGCACGGCAGCTAAATTGTAAAACCTGCAAACCTGTTCGTCATCAAACTGGTTGTGATGCTCCAGGTAGGTAAGCAGCAAACTTTCGCTAACCTCGTCTTTAATCTTGGCGCTGTTCTTATTGCCAAACTTGCTGCTAATTAAACTGGCGTAACCATTGGCTTTATAATCGCTAATCTTACGGCGCAGGGTAATATAAGTGGTGGGTAAATCAATGCGGTCTTCGGTAATAATTTCAATCATTTTATCGTAAAAGTTCACCATGTTTCCGGCAAACTTCTTAAGCTCTTTCTTGTCGGTTTCGGCCTTAATCATCATATTAAGCACGCTGGCACACTGGGTATATTTCGTCACATAATCAATAGGCTGGCGGGGTAATTTCTTGGTACCGTCAAACGAATATTCCAGGTAAAACGCCGCCGCAGCTATATCTTTTTGAATCAGGTTACGTAGTGGAGCCTTGGCCATATAGTTGTATGGGTTGCCAAATCGCTTTTCAATGGCCTCTTTGTAGCGAATGCCAAGTTGATCAAACGGGAATAATAATCGGCCATTCTCCTTCATATTTGGCAAAGTGCTATAGCCAACACAAACGCCCTTATGGATATTCTCCTCAACAAAACCGGCTGCAACCAGGTCGTCAACTTCAATACACAATATGTTATTGCTATTATATTTCATGCGGAAATTAGTTGGCTGTTATTGGTGAGCAGGCAATTGATTTGGTATTCAGCTTTTCTTGTGTCACTCCCTTGTACGGTAGGTCAAATGGGAGCATTTTTTTAACCGCTTCTACCATGCTATTGTCAATATCTCTGAGGATCATGAAGGTGCTTAAAACAATCTCGTTATCCCGGTCACCGCGGATTACCTTCTGAACTAAGCTGTCTGAAACGGTACAGATTCTGGCCGTCTTTTTAATGATTGCGGCTTTTTCTACGTCTCTTGTGTTTACTTTTTCCAT